GCCCCATGAGGAAGACGGCCCGCACCGCCCTCCCCATGTCCGCCATCACCGATCAGGCGACAGCAAAGCGCAGCAGCTTGATGGCAGCGAAATCGCTCACATCGCCGCCAACCCGTTTGGTCGCGTAAAACAGCACGTGCGGCTTGGCGCTGAACGGATCACGCAGGACCCGCAGATCCGGGCGTTCCGCAATCGTGTAACCCGCGCGGAAGTCACCGAACGCAATCGCATCCGCGTTCGACGCAATGTCCGGCATGTCCTCGGCAATCAACACCGGATAACCCAGCAGACGCGCCGGCTCTCCGCTGGTGAACCCGTCCGACCACAAATGGCGGCCATCCGCATCCTTCAGCTTGCGCAGCGTGCCCGCCGTCTTGGAATTCATGACAAAAGTCGCATTGGCGCGGTATTCCGCCCCCAGCGCATAGACCAGTTCGATCAGCGCATCGCCATTGCCGATAGACCCGTCCACACCAGTCGGCACATAGCCAAGATTGCCCCAGGTCCAGACATCATTGTCCACCGCGCCATGGTTCAAAATCCCGCGCGGCTTGTCATTGCCGTCACCGGTAATATACGCCCCCGCCTCCGCGCGTGAGAACGTGTCGGCGATCTTGCCCGCCAGCCATGTCTCAATGTCGAACGCCGTGTCGTCCAGCAGGCGCTGGCTGGCCTTGGGCATTGCGCTCAGCTCATAAAGCTTGATCGAAATTCGGTCGATGGTCGGTGTCCCGGTCTCGGATCGGGCGCTGATCTCATCCGCCCAGCCGGCACCCGTGTCACCACGGTCGATCAGCACGTCATAGCTCGACGCCTCGACATTCACGACCGAGGCCACAGCCCGCAACGAGGCGCTGCTTTTCAGTACACCCTGAATGGTCTCCGATGTCACCGGATCGATCAGGAACCCACCATCGCCGTTCACATTGGTGGACATGGATTTCACATCCATCTCCAAACCGCGCAAGGCATCATCGTCACCACTGCGCAGATAGGCGTCGAACGCCTGGTAATGCACGTCTTCGGTCTTCACACCACCCGCCAACGCAGGACGCCCCGCATAGGCGGTCTTTCGATCAATCTTGGTCATTCGCTCTTCCTGTTCCTGTAGCTTTCTGTCGAAGTCATCGCGCTGTCGGCGCATGTCGCCCACCAGCCCTGCCAACGCGGCACCCACCTGGGTGAACGGAGACAGATCTTCCCCGCTCCGCGACGTTGTCCCGGTCTCACTCATCCCGATTTTCCCATCTCTGAAGGGTGGCCCTAGCCGTCCACCAAGTCCCGGCGCGCCTCTTCGATCAGGCGTGCCATCTCCCGCAGGTCAGCCTCCACCGGGGTCTCCCCCTTGGCGGCCACCCGCGCACTGGGCAGCATCGGGAAGGTCACCAGCGACACCTCCCACAGCTCCAGTTCCGTCAGAACCCTGCGGCCCTGCTTGTCCTTCGTCGCGGCCTTTGTGCGATAGCCGATGGACAGCCCGTCAATCGCCCCCGCCGCCACCAGCGCCGCCGCCTCCCGACCGCGCGCCACGGTCTCGAGCAACCGGCCTTTCACATACAGCCCCGTCGCATCCTCGCGCACCTCGTCCCAGATGCCGATGGGCTGCGCCGGATCGTGCTGCCACAGCATCTTCACCCCGCGCCCCTGCTCTGTCAGCCGTGTCAAAGACGCCGCGTAAGCCCCTGTTGCAACGACATCATTGCCCTGATCGCACTGCCCGAACCGCGACGCATAGCCTTCGATCACGCAGCCATCCGTGACCGTGATATCCGCATCGAACCGGCAGAATTTCCGTTCCAAATCCATCCCGTACTCCCTCATGGCGTCACCTGAACGAACTTCAGGAACACATCCGCCAACACCGCCGCTGCCACGCCGTAGACCGCCAGCCACACCCGCCGCTCCAGCCGCTCGATCAACGCCTCGATCCGGTCCAGCCGTGCCGAGATCCCCTCGAACCGCAGCTGTGTTACCCGTTCATGCGCCTCCAGGCGCAAGGCAGGCGCACAATCGAACGGCTCGTACCCACCCCGCATGTCACTCATCGGCCAACACCGGCAGACCCAGAAGCGCACGCTTTTCCGCAGCCGTCAGGAACTCCGCCCTTGCCACCCGCGCCCATTGCGCATCGCGCTCCGCCGCCAGTGCAGGCACCTGGTCAAGATCGGGCTTGAGCACCAAATCAGCCCCGGCATACTCCGACAACCACGCCGACAGCGCCGCCGTCACCCGCGTCACCAGCGGCAACACCGTCAGCCGGTAAAACGCCCGATGCGCCTCGGCGTAATTGGCAAATGTCGCCTCACCCGGAATTCCAAGCAGCATCGGAGGCACTCCAAACGCCACCGCGATCTCGCGCGCCGCGGCTTCCTTGGTCTTCTGGAACTCCATGTCCGACGGCGAAAACCCCATCGGTTTCCAGTCCAGCCCCCCTTCCAGCAGCATGGGCCGCCCGGCATTGCGCGCACCCATGTGGTGCGACTCGATCTCTTCGACCAAACGGTCGTACTGATCCGTCCCCATTCCCGACACACCATCCGTGCCGTGATAGACAATCGCCCCCGAAGGCCGCGCCGCGTTGTCCAGCAATCCCTTCGACCAGCGCGACGCGGCGTTGTGCACGTCCAAAGCCTGCGCCGCCGCCACCATCGGGCTCAGCCCGTAATGATCATCCTGCGGATGAAACGCTTTCACATGGCAAACGGGTCGCGCGCCTTCGCCCATCTCGAACCGGTGCGACTTGCCGCCCACACCGTATTCATAGGCCACAGGCCAGCCGTCCTGTCCCGGCACCAGCTTCATCCGGTCCGACCGCAGCACATGCAACTCGCCCGGGACGCCACCGGCACCCACTGCCTCGAAATACCCGTCCCCAGACAACAAGAGCTGCCCGTAAAACGCCTCGAACAGCTCCGCCTGCCCCTGCGCCGGGTTCGGGCGGCGCAACAGGTCCAGCACCGGATGCACCTCGTAGCGCTGCGCCTTATCCTGCAACACCAACGGCATCGCCGCCGACGCCTCCGCGATGAGCTTGACCGCCCGAAAACCCACCGGATTCCCCGTAAACCCGGTTCGCGTCAGCGACGCCGTATCCCGCGCCGACCACGCCACGCGCCCCATGTTTTGCCAGGCCACGACCGGCCCGGTGGCACTGGCCTTGGCCTCTACCTCGGCCACATCCTTGCGTCCCCGCCGAAAGACATTCCACACCATGCTGCCCATGCTCCTCGCAAATCCGTTTCGTTTCGGGCCTGGCCGGGACAGGCTCTCGACCCGTCCCGACCACCCCCAGACGCACCCGTCTCTCGATGAAACCAACCTACCGACCAAAGGTTAACGGCTGGAAACCATACCGTGCGCTCACCGGCGCAACGTCCGAACACGTGGCACGCGCCATTCCGCGGCACGCGCGATCACCAGGTCGGTCAGCGCCCAGACCAGCGCATCCAGCCGGTCCGGCGACCCCGCCCCTTGATAGCCAAGCCGCGTCATCCGGCACATCTCGTCCTCCAGCGCGTCGAACACACCGAAATGCGCCACGCGCCCCTGCTCGTAGAGCGCCGCCACAGGCTCCGCCCGCGCGCCCTTGGACCGTGACGCATGCACCCGCACCACCGGCACCATCGGATCGACCTGCCGCAACACGGCCTCGACCATGTCGCCGCCCTGGTTGACCTCGGCCACCAGCGAATGTGCGCCCCAGCGCTCCATCGCGGTGATCGCCCGCCGCGCCCAGACCAGAGGCGACACGCCCTGCACGGTACAATCCTCCAGCACCACCGCGCGCCAATCCTGCGGCGGCCCGTCCGTGACCACCCCGGCCACAACGATCCCGCAGGCATCCGACCCCTTGCCGCTGCTCGCTGTCGGATCGACCGCAACCACGATGCGGTCAAACACCGGCACCGCCGAACAGCGCGCCGCCTCCAGCGCCTCCATCGACCAAAGCGCCCCCTCGGCCTGATCCAGCAGATCGCCGTCCAGCTCCTGCCGCCCCAGCCGCGTGCCCGCATAGCGCGCCCGCACCTCGTCAAGGAACGACGACGCCAGATAGGCCCGGTTCGCCTCGGTCGGCGCACGCGTCACCACCGTCGACGGCGCCGCCAGCAAATTCTTGAGAACGCTCACATTCCGCGGCGTTGTCGTCACGCACACCCGCGGATGCGTTCCAAGTCGCAGCGTGAACTGCAACATGTCCCACGCCTCCTGCGCGCGCCGCCACTTGGCCAACTCATCCACCCAAGCGCCGTCAAACTGCGGCCCGCGCAAACTCTCGGGGTCATGCGCCGAACAGGCCACCGCCTCGGCCCCGTTGGGCCAGCGCAACATCCGTCGCGTCGCCAACCATTCTGGTCGCCGGTCGGGCGGCGAACAGGCCATGATCCCGCTGTCACCAAAAATCATCACCTCGCGCACCTGATCCAAGGTCTCACCCACAAGCGCCACGCGCCGGGCAGCCCCCTTGTCCAAAGGCCGCGATCCTTCGACCATCTGTCTCACCCATTCGGCACCGGCGCGGGTTTTCCCCGCGCCGCGCCCACCAAGGATCACCCACGACCGCCAGTTCCCCTCTGGGGGCAACTGGTGCGGATGCGCCCAGAACTCGAACAGGTAGGGCAACGCCAAAAGCGCCCCGTCCACCTCTTCAAGACTGCTCAGAAACGCGTCCCTCTCGGCAACACTGGCGGAGGCGATCAAGTCTGCACCCGACCGCAACCCGCGCCGCATCGAGGTCAAGCCCGTAAGCCCCTTCAATGGCGGCATGTTCTCGGCGATGTCTTTCAATCTGAACCTCCGTATCCTTGGCGTGTTTCAGCCAGGCCCGCAATTCGCTCAGCGCTTTGGCTGCCTCGGTTGCAGAGCCCGTTTCTCCGGCCTCCACCTTGCTGCGCAGGGCTGCCACCATCTCGCGGATGGTCCGCAGTTCCTGCGCAATAGCATCGCGCTCGGTCTCAAGCGCGCTGCCCGTCTCTTCTGCAGTGATCAAAACCATGCGATCCCTGCCTCCTGTGCTGAATGGATCTCCGTCCATCGACGCACCGGCAAGCCACGGAATATCCCGCAACCTGTTGATGCCTAGCAGGCACGAAGCAATAGACAGTCAACAAGGAAACAAGCGCCTAACGCGCCGCGCGGAGGTTTAAGACCTCGGCAAGACCTCGCGTTTGAGGCCACAAAACCCATGATCAGGTCACAAATTGAAGTGATTCAGGTTTCCTTAACCACAACAGACGCGGTTCAGAAAATCCCCCGCCGCAACAGGTTCAGCCCAAGGATCAGGAACACGTAGAGCACCAGCTTGCGGAAACTCTCGTTCGAAAACCTCGACCGCAGCTTTGCCCCCAAGGTAAAGCCCAGCAATGTCGGCACGACCAGCGCCAACGACATAGCGCCCAGCTCCGGCGTCAGAAACCCCTGCTGCACATAGGCCAGCGCAAACGGCACCCCGCCGATCAACAAGAGCAACCCCACCGCGCGCACAAACTCGTCCTTGGGCACCTGCCGCGCGCTCATATACATGATGACGGGTGCCACCCAGACGCCGGACAGCCCGCCCAGAATGCCCCCCGCAGTGCCAAAACCCAGCTGCCCCAGCTTGTCGAACCGATCCGGCAAGCGCGGCATTGTGAACCGCAGGTTCAGCGCGGCAAACGAAACAATAGAAAGCCCCAATGCAAGGAAAATCACCCGATCAGAAATCTCGGCCGACAGGACAACCGTGACGAACACGCTGACCCCAAGCGCCAAGGCAAAAATCCAATAGCGCTGAAACGCGCCCCGGATATCTCCCATGGTCCAGACCTGCCACGCGTTGGACACAACGATCGGCACTAAGCCCATCGCAATCGCTGTTCGTGGATCAATGAACATGGTCAGCATGCTAATCGCAGCTGTCGGCAGCCCGATGCCCACCAGCCCCTTGACCGACCCGGCGATGACAAACACCACCGCTCCAATAAGCAGCAGTTCGATCATCCCCATGTCGAGGACGCGTCATCAGGCAAGATCAGGCTCAATTGTCCCGCTGCGCTTCAAGCGCCCGATACGCCGCAACATTGGCATTGTGCTCGGCCAGCGTGACCGCGAAATTATGACCATCTGAAGGGTCCAGCGTCTTGGCGACGAAGAAGATGAAATCCGTATCATCTGGGTTCAAAGCCGCCTCAATGCTGGCCCGGCCTGGATTGGCAATCGGGGTCGGCGGCAGCCCGTCGATCACATAGGTGTTCCAAGGCGTCTCCGCCCGCAATTCGCTCTGCCGGATACCGCGCCCCAACACACCCTGACCGCGTGTGATGCCATAGATCACCGTGGGGTCGGTCTGCAGACGCATCCCCTGTTCAAGGCGATTGACAAACACACTCGACACAAGGAAGCGTTCATCCGGCGTGCCGGTTTCCTTCTCGATGATCGACGCCATCACCAACGCCTCTTCAGGGCTGTCATACGGCAACCCATCCTGACGGTTCGCCCATGCCTCGGCCAGAATACGCTCCTGCGCCGATTCCATCCGCGCCAAAAGCTCCGCCCGGTCGCTGCCCGGCGTGATCTCATAGCTGTCCGGGGCCAAAGACCCCTCGGCGGGGATCTCTGCGATCTCGCCTTCAAGGATGTCGATCTGCCCCAATTCCTGCACGATCTGCCAGCTTGTCACACCCTCTGCCAAAGCCACCCGATACCGCGTGTCTGCTTCGGCCTTCACATTGGTGTAAGCTTCAGGCGCTTCGTCTTCCGCCGGGTTGAATTCCGCAATCTCGACAAACCGCCCCGTCGCCGGGTCCAGCTCACGCACTTGCACCGTGGCACGTGCAATGCTCACCCGGTACACGACTTCCGTGCCACAGGTGCTCGCCCCGCCACGCGTGACGATGTCGACAATCTGCTCCATCGACGCGCCTTCGGGCACAAGGAACGACCCCGCCTTCAACTGCGATGTCTTGCCCGCGTAATCCGCCCCGATCCGCAGCAACGACGCACTCGACACAGCACCGTCTTCGGCCAAAGCGTCGGACACGCGCCGAAAGTTCGACCCGCGATCGACCTGCACACAGATCGGCTGCTCTAACGGCCCTTCAGACACGTATTCATTCTGCGCCCAGATGAGGACGCCGCCAAAAAGAAAAACCAGCACGACCAGAAAGGTCAATGCGTTGGACGCGATGTGACGCCACATGACTTAGCGATCCACCTTTCCGAAGATGACGCTGGCATTGGTGCCGCCAAACCCGAACGAGTTGGACAGCGCATAGGTGATCGGACGTTCC